AACTTATTATTCTAACAAAGATAAAAAACACATAACAAGAAATGCAAAGTGGACTGACAAGTGCAGATTTTGGACTAGCAAACAAGGTGCAAAATTAATGACATACTTTGACATGGACGCAGACAATTATAGAACTGCTAAAGGCAGTTGGAAAGTGAGGTACTAATGATTGATTGGAATATAGTTTTATATATTGGATTAGTTTTAATTGTTTTTGGTTTTGGACTATTCTTATATGCAGAAATGAAAGAAAGAGAGATAGACAGAAAAATGGCTGAGAACCAAAGGTTCATTGACGCAATGTTGAGGGTAAAAAAATGAGCGAATATGTTTGGTGTCATGGTACTAAGTGCCATACTAATCACACACAGGACAGAATAAGAGGTGTCCAAGGTTCTAAGGTATTGAGGACTAGAAAGATAAAACAAACATCATGGAACGCAAGGAATGTCTGGTCACACTTTTGTAGTCAAGGTTGTTACACCGACTTTATGCATGAACATTGGGAAGAACAGATTAGACTACACCCTAGAACCGAGTGCCTTGAAACTCCAATCAATGTAGTTGTAAAAACTCACACCGATTATTATGGCAATCCATATAAACAAAAAAGAATACAGGCTATTGACAATGCTTGACTTATCCTATATTATCCAAGATATGACAGATGAAATAGAAACAATTAAATGGGACAGCAAAGAATATAAGATGCCATTCAAGGCAAATTATTTCAAACAGAAAGCAGATAAATTTAAAGAACTAATTATTGTTCGTAATAGATTTAGCAATGAACCAGCTTTATTGCCTTGGTTTGCTGTTGCTGTGTATGATGTAATCATGGGTAGTGAACAAGCTGAAGACTACGACACAATGCGTAAAGGCATTACATGGTTTCAAAAATACTTTCCTAAACAATACATGGTCTTACTAGATTAACTCTCTCTACCTAGGCGCTAACGCGCCTAGGTACACAACACATGGACCAATAGAGGTACCACACCCACACACAAAAAACTTTGCAACTATATAAGCAATCCCCCTAAATAAAAAAGGGGTCCCACTACTCTCGGTTGTATTGCTTGATTTAGACAGTTAATGGTGGTAAAAAACTTATTGAACACCTAAGATGGTGCAAAAAATTTTATAAAAATTTTTATGAATTTAAATAATATAGATATAAGTAAACTACCTGCTGACGTTCGAAAAGAATTACTAAAGCTACAAGTAATGGTAGCCGAAAAAAAAATTAAAAATAAAGCTAAAGATGACTTTATGTCCTTTGTCAAAGCTGTTTGGCCCGAGTTTATTGAAGGCGCACACCACAGAGTCATAGCAAAAAAATTTAATGACCTTGCTACAGGAAAAATTACGCGTCTAATTGTAAACATGCCACCAAGACACACAAAGTCAGAGTTTGCATCTTATCTTTTGCCAGCGTGGATGGTGGGCCGTAATCCAAAACTCAAGATTATTCAAGCAACTCACACAGGTGAACTTGCTGTAAGGTTCGGTCGTAAAGCAAAAACACTAATTGATAGTGAAGATTATAAAAAAATTTTTGATACAACACTAAGAGAGGACAGTCAGGCTGCGGGACGTTGGGAAACTGCCCAAGGTGGTGAGTATTTTGCAGCTGGTGTTGGCGGTGCAATCACGGGCCGTGGTGCAGACTTACTTATTATTGACGATCCACACTCGGAACAAGACGCAATGTCAGCTAGCGCCTTTGATAACGCCTACGAATGGTACACATCAGGTCCACGTCAGCGTTTACAACCAGGAGCCAAGATTGTTTTAGTTATGACGCGTTGGTCAAAGAAAGATTTAACAGGAATTTTAATGGATAATCAAAAAGATGTTAAAGGTGATCAGTGGGAAGTGGTAGAATTTCCGGCGATCATGGACCACGGAGAAAAGAAAAGACCTGTTTGGCCACAATATTGGAAAATGGAAGAGCTAGAAAAAGTAAAAGCTACACTTCCGGTTGGAAAATGGAATGCACAATGGATGCAAAAGCCAACTTCTGAAGAAGGTGCACTAATAAAACGTGAATGGTGGCAAAAATGGACTGACGACGACCTTCCAGACTGTTATTATATTATTCAAAGCTACGATACAGCGTTTTTAAAAAAAGAAACTGCCGATTACAGTGCAATTACAACTTGGGGAGTGTTTTATCCAAACGAAGATAGCAAACCAAATTTAATTTTGTTAGATTCTGTAAAAGACAGGTTTGAATTTCCAGAATTACGTCGTGTTGCATTAGAACAATATCAATATTGGAATCCTGACATGGTAATCGTTGAACAAAAAGCATCTGGTACGCCGTTAACGCACGAACTAAGGCAAATGGACATTCCGGTGATGACATTTACCCCAAGTCGTGGTAATGATAAGCACGTACGTGTAAATTCTTGTGCACCACTGTTTGAAGCTGGCATAATTTGGGCTCCTGACAGGAAATATGCAGAAGAAGTTATTGAGGAATGCGCGTCATTTCCATACGGCGATCATGATGACTTAGTCGATTCTATGACTATGGCTGTTATGCGATTCAGGCAGGGAGGTTTCCTACCTCATCCAGAAGATTACGAAGACGAAAAACAACCACCTAGGAAGATGGAGTATTATTAATGGCAGCAAATGCAGTAACAAAATTTATATTAGCTTTACAGTCTCTTGTAAGACAAGGACTTAGTAAACAAGCAGCTGAACAATTTGCTAAAAATGAATTTGGTGAAATTAGTAAATTTTTACAAAAAAGAATTGACGATGTATATAAAAATCCAAAAGGTGAGGGTATTAAAAGTATAAAAATTAAAGATGAAGTGTTTGACGACACTGTAGTCAAACTACCAATCGATGATATGGGTAAACCTTTTAATCCTAACAATCCATTAAAAGAATATGGTAAAAAAGGAAAAGGTAAATTTACTAAAGCAGAATATTTAATTCAACGTTTAAAAAATACAATTAAAGCAAATCCTGACGATGCATACGTTCAAGAAAATTTTCCAAACTTTATAAAAGAAATAGAAGCTAACCCAGATCTTGCTAAAAACGAAAATGTATTTAGAGAATTAGGTGGAGACTTACCAAGTAATCAAAAAATAACTGTCTACGATGATGACACTTTAGATTTTGCAACATTAAAACCTACAAAAAAATTTCAATTAAACAAAGAAAAATTTAAACAAGATTTTAATGTTACTGATGATGAGGTAGAAAGAATAACTAAACTTTCTTCAGATGAACAACAAAAAACATTACAAAAATATATTGATAAAGATTTTAAAGAACGAATTGAACTTTCTGATTATGATGTTACAGATTTAGAACCAAATGCTGAAGGTGGTATAGTGGGTTACTACACAGGGGGTATGGTTGACGTTGAGCCAAGTCTATCTGACATCGGTCACGGTTCGGATGCCTTGATGGCTAGAACAAGATTGATGTCACCAGGTAGTCAAGCTACAACTTCTACAGGATTAAATTATTTACTTGCAGAAGACAATGACAACATAAGAGTTCCGTTTGAAAACGGTGGAGACTTTAAACAATTTCAAAAAGAAAAAATGATGCAGCTTATGCAAGAGTATCAACAATATTTAAAAAATAGAGAAACAGAAAAAAAACAAAGACCATATATGGAAAAAAGAATGGGAACAGGACCAGGACCAATATTAGAAGCAGCAGAAGGTGGTCGTATAGGTTTTGAAAACGGTGGAGACATGCAAAGCAAAATAGATGAAATGATAGAACATTATCAAAGATATTTAAAAATGCCTGGAAAACAAAAAGAAAAAATACCACTTAAAAAATTTGCTGAAATGTTTGCAACAGAAAACTTTGCAGAAGGTGGTCGTATAGGTTTTTCAAAAGGTAAAGGTGTCGATTTGTTACGAAGAGGATTTTTAAAAACTATGGGAGCAGCTGGTGCAGGTATCGCTGCACTTAAAACAGGATTATTAAGTTTAGGTGGTAAAAAAGCAACAAAAGAAATTGCTAAAGAAATTATAACAACACCAAACGCACCAGGTAAACCAGAATGGTTTGATGCTCTTGTAACAAGAGTTATAAGAGAAGGTGATGATGTTACTAAAACAATGGCGACTAAAGATAGAGAAATTGTTTACAGAAAAAAAATAGATGATGAAACAGACGTTATGGTTACACAAGATTTAGATGAGGGTGTAACTAGAGTTGATATTGATGACAAAGTTAGAAACGTAACAGGTTTTGATGATCCACCAACTGTGTCACTACAAGTTACCGATGAAATTTTAGAAGAAGGTGGTGCAAGAATTAAACCAGAATTTAAAGCTACAGAAAATGATTACAGAAATTATGCAACAGATCCTGATGGTGGTTATGAAACAGAGTTTATTGAAAACACAGTTGAGAATACAAAAGACCTTACATCTGATCTTACAAAAGTAAAATCGTTTGCAACTAATAAAAAAGAAACGATGAAAGAGTTTGTTGAATCTAAAAAAAGAAAAGACAATGTTAAATATGCAAATGAAAAAACATCATCATATGCAGCAGATCGCGGACCTGATTACGACCCAAGTGATTACATAGACGATATGGCCGATGACATGGCATCTGGTGGTCTTGCTAAAATGTTAGGAGAATAATGGAATACGATATAGAAAATATTTTATCCATGTACGAAGACGACTACAACCCTGGTCCAAGGCCCATGGCTCAAGGTGGACGGATCGGGTTTAGTAATGGTGGAGATACTAGTCCTGTGTATAATGAAAAGACAGGTCATATTTATAAAAAAGGAAATAGGTTTGGAATTTTTTATAGTAAGACTCCTCCTAAAAATCAGTTTACTGCAGTTAAACCATTAAGAAGTTTAGAAGAACTTCAATTAGTAATTGATGAAGCACCTTTGATAGAAATTAATGGAAAATTTTTTGAACAAAATGCAAAAGATTTAGAAGGTAGAAGTGAGTATTCTTCAAAAGAATTAATTTCTAGAAAAGAATTAGACAAATATAGAGATAAATTAAACTTTAAATCTACAGGTAAAAAAAGAATAGAAGAAACAAATCAAGGTAGTATTAATAGAAGAAATAAAATTATAGCTGCACAAGGAAGTGAAATTCCTATTAAAGGTGGAAAACAAATAAACAGAGCTTTTAGTCATGTCTATCCTATTATTGAATCTGCAAAACCAGGAACTAAAACAACAACTGTAATTGATGCAGATATGAATAATAAGTTAATAGGTTATAACAGAATTGGTCAGAAAATTGCAGAAGATCAAGAATATTTATTAAAAGTTAAACCCGAAGGTTATAAAAAACAAATACTTGTAAACAATGCTAAAGCTAAAAAAAATGTGATGAACGCACTTCAAGATTTAGGAAAAGATTACAAAGGTCAAATAGGTTATTTTCAAGTAGATCCTGAAACCGAATCTTTTAAACCTAAAGCAGGTAATTATAAAATGTCTTTTGCTGGTGTTGAAGGAAAAGATGAAATCTATAAAGATATGACATCTAAAGAAAGACAAGATTTTAGCAAAAAAATATCAAAACAAGAACATGCTAAAGTTGCTAACAAATTAAAAAATTCAGGTTTTAAATGTAAACTTTCAAATGGTTTAAATTGTAATGATCCACGAGCTTACATAGATTCAATTAAAGAAAACATGGCTAAAGTACAAAAAGGAGATGATGCTGCAATTTCAAAAATAAACAAACTAGGAAAGTCTATGAATAAACTTAGTAAAGCTGCTAAATTTACAGGTTGGGGTATATTAACTGAAGTAGGTTTTGCTGCACCTTTCGCTGCAATAGATTACGCAAAAGGAGCTAATAAAGATGAAATTATTTCTAATGCTACCTTTGGATTGTTTGGAAAAAGTAAAGATGAACAGTTAAGAGAAAAATACAATGACTATGGCCAAGCAGCAGATTTTAAAAAAACGTACGATGATTTATTGACAGCAGAAAATTTATCTAAAACAGGAGGAGGGTATAGAACACAAGCTTATAATAAATTAAAAGCAAAAGATTTAGAAAATAAATTACAAAAAGATTCCTTACAGTTCACTTCTACTTTACCACCAAGTCAAGGATTTAAATCCGGATTTGATTCAGATAAATTATTAAATATGATGGTTATAGATGCGGAAAGAGATAAAGTATTTGATAAAGAAAAAGAACAAAAATCAAAAGAAAGAGGTATACTAAAACCAAGTACTGGTTTAGAATCATACGATAATTTTATGCAAGGAGGCATAGCTAGTTTAAATGTCAAAAAATAGAAAACCACAGAATAAGAAAAATCCAACATTAGCAGCTAAGAATCCTGGTTTTAAATGGTGGGCAGTACCACCTAAAAAAGGACCTCTATCACAGGGGTTGAAATTACCACAAAAACAAGTTAAGAAAGTCTAGGAGAAAATATATGGCAGATATAGATAAGTCTCTCCCAAACGTTAAAAGACCTGAAGAAGTTGCAGAAGAGGTTGACGTTGAGGAGATTTTAGAAACCGAAAAAGGACCAATCGAAGTTACAGAAGATGATGAAGGGGCTACAATTGATTTTGATCCTCGTGCAATGCAAATGCCAGATGGCGGCGATCCTTTTGCAAACTTAAACGAATTACTTCCAGAAGAAGACACAGATTTAATTGGTAATCAATTACAACAAGATTACATGGAATATAAAATGTCTCGTAAAGAATGGGAACGAGCATATATTACTGGACTAGATTTATTAGGATTTAAATACACAAATAGAACTGAACCGTTTCAAGGAGCATCGGGTGCAACTCACCCTGTTCTTGCAGAAGCGGTAACACAGTTTCAAGCTTTAGCTTATAAAGAATTATTACCTGCAGACGGACCTGTTAGAACAACAGTAATGGGTAAATCAGATCCACAAAAAGAAATGCAGGCACAAAGAGTTAAAAATTTTATGAATTATCAAATCATGGATCAGATGAAAGAATACGAGTCTGACTTTGATCAAATGTTATTTTATTTACCACTTGCAGGTTCAACATTTAAAAAAGTTTATTATGACGATTTATTGGGACGAGCTGTTTCTAAGTTTGTTCCAGCGGATGACCTTGTTGTTCCGTATACAGCTACCTCATTAGATGATGCGGAATCAGTCATTCACGTTGTCAAGATGTCAGAAAACGAATTAAGAAAACAGATGGTATCTGGATTCTATTCTGACATCGAGTTGACAAAACCAACAGGCACTATCACTAACGAGCTTGAAGAAAAAGAGCGAGAAGTAGAAGGTGTTACAAAATCCCAAAGAGTAGATCCTTTGTATACAATTCTAGAATGCCACGTTAATCTAGACTTGGAAGGATTCGAAGACCTTGGCGCCGACGGAGAGCCAACGGGAATAAAATTGCCTTACATCGTAACAATCGAAGAAGGCAGTAGGAAAGTTTTGTCTATTAGACGAAACTTTGCGCCCAATGATCCAAAGAAAAATAAAATTCAATATTTTGTCCACTTCAAGTTTCTGCCAGGACTAGGATTTTATGGCTTAGGATTAATTCATATGATTGGCGGACTGAGTCGTACTGCAACTGCGGCTCTCCGTCAATTGTTAGACGCTGGAACATTATCTAACCTACCCGCAGGATTTAAGCAGAGAGGTGTCAGAGTAAAAGATGACGCCGCTAACATACAACCAGGAGAATTTAAAGATGTTGACACTCCAGGTGGTAATCTAAAAGATGCATTTGTATTCTTACCTTACAAAGAACCATCAGCAACTTTATTACAGTTGATGGGAATTGTAGTTCAAGCAGGACAGAGATTCGCGTCCATTGCTGACATGCAGGTTGGGGACGGGAATCAACAGGCCGCTGTTGGTACAACCGTAGCTCTTTTAGAACGTGGTTCAAGAGTGATGTCAGCAATCCATAAAAGACTTTACGTAGGTCTTAAACAAGAATTTAAATTACTTGCCAAAATATTTGGTGAGTCTTTGCCACCAGAATATCCTTATGATGTTCCTGGTGCATCAAGAAATGTTAAAGCAACAGATTTTGATGCAAGAGTAGATATTTTACCTGTAGCTGATCCAAATATATTTTCTATGTCACAAAGAGTATCTTTGGCACAAGAACAATTAAGATTAGCAACTTCTAATCCACAAATGCATAATATGTATATGGCTTACAGAGGAATGTATGAAGCAATAGGTGTAAAAGATATTGATAGAGTCTTGCCACCACCTCCACCAAATATGCCAAAAGATCCGGCAATCGAACACATTGATGCAATGGGCGGAAAACCTTTTCAAGCGTTTCCAGGACAAGATCATAGAGCACATATAACTGCTCACTTAAATTTTATGGCAAGTAACTTTGTTAGAAATAATCCTAGCATTACTGCAGCGTTAGAAAAAAATATTATGGAGCATATATCATTGATGGCACAAGAACAGGTACAGTTAGAATTTCCACAAGAATTTTCTATGTTACCACAAATGCAACAAATGGCTGTACAGAATCCACAGATTCAACAACAGCTACAACAAATATCACAAAAGATAGAAGCTAGAAAAGCGTTGTTGATTGCCGACATGACTGAAGATTTTATGAAGGAAGAAAAACAAATAACATCTCAGTTTGATCACGATCCATTACTTAAATTAAAACAAAGAGAAGTAGATTTAAAAGCTATGGACACAGAACGTAAAATGAAAGAAGATGAAGCAAGAATTAATCTTGATAGAGCTAAAATGGTACAAGCAAAAGATCTAAACGAACAGAAACTTGAACAAAACGAAGATTTAGCTAAATTAAGAGCTGATACAGCCATTGAAAAATCAATGATGTCTGCAGATGTTAAACTGACCTCAGATGCTATGAAAGCTAGAGACGTAAATGTCTTGAAAGGTCCAAGAAGATAGTATACTAACAATTAGGAGAAAATTATGACAAAAGATACTTTTAAGCAGTTTGTTAATAAAGACGGTTACGCTAAAGGCGGAGTACCTGTAGAAGAATCTTCTCAAAACTTGCACTTAGATCCAAGATCTAAATCAAGTATTAGAGGACAAAACTACATTGCCCAAGGTGACAGCGTTGATGTTAAAGGAACTAAAGCTATTAGAAAAGAAAAGAAACCTGTAAAGGCTACTTGGTACTAACATGTGGTTATCGGCAATTAAATTAGCCGTTTCTGCTGGAAGTAAAATTTACGCTAACAAGCAGCGAACAAAGATGGCGATGTCTGACGCGCAATTAATGCACGCACAGAAGATGGCCGAAGGAAAAGAGGCTTACCAGGGAAAACTTTTAGAAGCCAGACAATCAGACTGGAAAGACGAGGCAGTTTTGATAATTCTCAGTTTGCCCGTTTTGGTGCTGGCCTGGGCAGTCGTATCGGATGATCCGACAGCGATGGACAAGGTAAAATTGTTCTTTGACATGTTCTCGCAGCTCCCGTCATGGTTTACAAATTTATGGATCCTTGTAGTCGCTAGTATATATGGTATAAAAGGAACACAAATTTTCAGAAATGGAAAAAAATAATTAAGGAGAAAACTTATGAGACAAAACGGAGTAAGATCAAATGTCAGATTCCCAACTGGAGCATCTGGTATGAAAAAAGGTGGCAAAGCTAAGAAGCAAGGCTACAAAGATAGAAAAGATGAATCAATCGCTATGAGAATCAAAAAGAAAAGAACTAAGAAACAACTTAGAGCTTCTGCTAATGAGTCTTATGGTAAGTTTGGTTCTAAAGCTAAAAAAAGCGGGAAGATAAACAGGTAGTATTATGGCTAAAGTAAAATCTTTACAATCATCAGAAGAATCTAAAGCAAAAAAAGAAGCTGAAGATTTAAGATATAAATTTGCAAAAACAGACAAACAAAAAAAATTTCTTGATGAAAACCCTAATGTAAAAACTGCATCTGAAATGGACAAAAAAATTGCCAGTAAAAAATCTGCAATGCAGTCTCAAAGTAAAATGAATTTTAAAAAAGGTGGATCTGTTAAAAAGAAAAAAAGTTCAGGAGCAGCAATTCGAGGCAAAGGTTGCGAAATTAGATAGTGTTTAAAAAATTAAAAAATTTTATTTGCAAACTATTTAACATCAAAGCATGTCAATGCGAAGATGAGCATGTAGAATTTTTTACAAAAGCACCTGAATCGGATGTACCGGTTCATGCACCAACGCATTGTGGATCGCATTCAAGGTTTAGAAAATCTTGTCCACAGTGTATTGCAATAACAACATAAGGAGAAAAAAATGCCAGGAATGAAAAGACCAATGAGTAGAGCAGCCGCTACGAAACAAGCGCGAAGAATGGGTAAACAAGCGATGACATCAGATGCCGCTTATTCTATGATGAAAAAAGGCGGAAAAGCTAAAAAGAAAAGTAAATTTCCAGATCACTCAGGTGATGGTAAAATTACTAAAAAAGATATTTTAATGGCTAAAGGAATAATTCCTAAAACTAAAAAGAAAACAACGAGGAGAAAATAATGGCTAAAGCAACTCACAAAACTAAAGATGGTAGAACAGTAAAGAAAGGTCTTTACTACTACATGAACAAAAGAAAAAAAGCTGGAACAAGCAGACCTGGTAAAGGAACTGTTTCTGCAAAAGCTTTAAAAAGATCTGCTAAGACAGCTAAAAAAGCGTAATGGCCGAAAATCCTATAAGACGAACTACCGGTAAAGGTGGTAATTATAGAAAAACAAAAACTGGGGCAGGTATGACTAAGAAGGGTGTCGCTGCCTACAGAAGAGCAAACCCTGGAAGTAAACTAAAAACAGCCGTGACTGGTAAAGTGAAAAAAGGGTCAAAAGCTGCAAACCGACGTAAGTCGTACTGTGCAAGAAGCGCAGGTCAATTAAGAAACTCGTCAGCAAAAACACGTAACGATCCTAACTCACGTATCCGTCAAGCTAGAAGAAGATGGAAATGTTAAAAAAGAAAAAAATAAAAAAAGTTATAAAAGGTTT